GCGAACCACGAGCGAACCCAGACCAGCGGCCACGTTCATCACGGCGAGGTTGATGTCGGAGGCGAGCTTCTGCTTGGCGGCATCACCGAGGCGGCCTTCTTGCAGCGCGTCGCGCAGTTCCAGCGCGTCCATGATCCAGGGCACCGAGCGTTGGAAGCCCAGCGTCGCCGGCACGGCAAGCTGCGTGAAAGCGGTGAAGTTCAGCGTCTGGTCCATGCCCGGGAACGACTGGGCGATGTACGGCTGCGGACGCCAGATCACGTTGTTGGTGCGCTCCATCGTCGTACCGTCGGTGCGGTAGACGGAGACGTTGCGCGAAAGCACGAGAGCGTCGTTGAAGCCTTCGAGGAGGTCTTCGAACGCGACGCGCTCTTCCTTGGAAAAGCTGTTGTTGGCCATGTTGGCTCCTGACGGATGAGTGAACGATTGCGGCTAGGGCCGCGCCTGCTTACTCAACCCGTCAGAGCCGGTCGGCCGCTCGTGTTCTGCGCCTGCCCGTGAGGTGGGCGAATCCAGATGCGGCCGAATGTACCACATCCGGCAATAGGTGCAAGCCCTACTTGCCTTTGGCCCTCAGTTGCTGCTTGTACCGCAGCACCTTGGTCATGTCGCCGGTTTTCTCGGCCTCCGCGCGTAGGCGCTCCAGGTTGCTGTCGACCGACCCGCTGATCGGCGCGGAGCCGGTGACGACGCGAGGCGGGGCGGGGGGTTTCGGACGGTTCGTGACCTTCAATTGGGCCTCCAGCTTTGCGACTGCGAATGCAAACTTCACCGGGTCTGAAATCGCCGCCAGTTCCTTCGCTTTCTTCGGGTTCTTGCCCAGCGCATAGATCACCAGTTCGGGATTCTCCGCGCCCTGCACCACCACGCTCTGCTGCGTGACATTGAGCGTCTGCTCGACAATGGCTTCTGCCTCGTCGAAGTCGCGCACCTTGAGCGCAGCCTTGCCCTGCTGATAGCGATTCAGCCGCTCCTGCCAGGACTTCTGCTGGTTCTCCTGCTCCTGCTGCACGCGCTGCTGCTCGGCGTCGAACTGGCGCTTGCGGTCGAACCAGGCGGCGAGTTCAGACTCGAACTTGTCGGCGTCGTAGTCGCAGCCCTCCAGCGTGGGCTTCGTGCCGAGCGTGGGGGCGGCCTGCGCCGGCTGCTGGGCGCGGACCTGCTCCTCGAGTTCCCGGTTGCGCTTGGCGAGTTCCCGGTGGCTCTTGCGCAGATCGCGTACCCAGTCGGGGGCGCGCTGCTCCTCCTCCTCGGGCGGCGGTGCGTCGTCGCCGATCTGCACGACGAGTTCGTCGGCTGCTGCCTCGGGCTGCTCACCCTCCTGCTGGTCATCGACCTCGGGCTGCTCGTCCTGCTCGGGCGGCGGGGCTTCGGCTTCGATCTCCACGGCGGGGGCTTCGGTTTCGACGTTCATGCGGCCTCCGCGAGTTTGTTACGCAGTGCGTAACCCATCAGCGGCCAGACCTTGTTGACGGCATTGGTACGCGCGATCTTGCGGCCCAGCTCCGCGTCGAAGTTCTCGGGGCTGGCGCAGGCCGACTCACCCGTGACGGTGAAGCCGTTGCGCAGGACCAGGACGCAGAAGGTCAGAAGGTGCAGCGGGCTGTTGGTCGTCAGCCCGGTTACGCCGTCTGGATCCTCGGCGCACAGGTTGCGGCCGGCCACCCCTTGCGCTGCGGTGAAGTAGTGCTCGCTAACGATGTTAGCCTCAATGTCCGCGGGCGTAACGCGCGGGGCGGTCAGGCCCTTGGCCTGGATTTCTTGTTCGACGTTCATGCGTTTCCTCTCGCCTGTTTAGGTCGGCGGTCACCCTGGCGCGCGGGGCGGGGCGCGCCTTCCCGTCAATGCACCGAGATGCCCAGCACCCCGAGCAGGTGCCGAGCCTCCATGTCCTCTAGCGCCATGAGCGCCTGGAGCGTGTCTTCTTCGTCCAGCAGGATCGAGCGCAGTTCTGCCGCCGCGGCGCGCAGTTCACCGTCCTGCTGCGTCTGCGAGATTCGGTCAGCCTGCGCGGCTTGGAGCTTGGCGATCTCGCGCTGAAGGCTGCGGATCTGGTCGAGTTCGCCCGTGTAGTCCACCAGCTTGCGCGCGATGCGCTGCGCCTGCGGGCGCTCGGAGTCGGCCATCGTGCGGCCGATGCGCCGCAGGTTCTCCTGCTCGAACTGCGCCAGGCTGGCCTCCAGCATGGCCCGCTCGCGCATCCATCCCTTCGTGCGCCGGCCGGCAGCAGCGCCAGATCCACCTCCCGCGGGCGGTACGGGCGGCGGAACCGGCCCGCCCCGCGACTGGAGCAGCGTCAGCAGCACGGGTTACAGCGTGCGCAGCTGGTCGAGCGTGGTCTGCGTCTGTGCGATGTCGATGTCCAGGCGCGTGACCTGCGCCAGATCGCCCACCGCTGCGGCAGTACCGCGAGCAGAGTTCAGCGCGGCGAGCCGCGCCTCCATGAGCCGGATCAGGTCTTCGACGCTCATACCAGCACCACCAGCTCTTGCGCGACCGTTGAGGCGTGCGCCTGAAGGAACACCACATCATAGGTGTCGGTTCCGTCAATCGCGGCGTAGCAGCACATTCGGTTGCCGACCCCCGCCGTGCCAGTCTGCAGGAAGTCGGTTGGCACGTATGGACTCATCACCCGATTCTGCACATCGAACCGGAAAATCTGGTTGATGGCCGACGCGACAAAGAAGTTCAGGTAGAACATGCGCCCCTCGTTTTCGAACGGGGCATAGCCGCCACATGAGCCGATGGCTGGAAATGCGCCAGGAGAGCCGTCGTAGACAACAGCACCAGTCCACGCCCCGGTCGTGCCGCCTGCGATATCCAGCACATCGAGCAGTGCGACGCCGCCGCCCCGGAAGAAGTAGCAGAACGACTGACGCGCATTGCGTCCAGCGTCGGGGCGAATGCCGAACGAGGGCATCCACATGCCGCCCGCCGCGTTGGCCGCAGGAGCAGCGCCGAAGTAGGTGGTGCTCCAGGCGTTCGCGGCGATGCTGTTCGTGCCGTTGTTGATCGTCGCGTCGGTGTAGTTGTAGGTGTAGACCGTCGTGGTCGCCGTCGAGCGCAGCAGCGCGAGGTTCGGCAATTCGATCACGTACTTGGCGCTCGCGCTCGGCGTCACGGTCCAGGCCGTGCCCAGGAGATAGACCGGCGAGGGGCCTGCCGTGTGCGAGGCGATGATGCGCCGCTGGCCGACTGCCGTGACGTTCACGGTGTCTTCGACGATGCGGATCTGGAAGTTGCGGAACTCGTTGAGCGCGACCACCGCGTCGCCCAGCGTGGCCTGCCCGGTCAGGCTCGATGCACCCATGGCCGTCGCTGCCAAGGCGTAGCGCGAGACGACGCCGGTGTCGTAGTTGTACGCGCCCTTGATCATCCCGTCGCCGGGACTGGAATCGTAGGGGGTGTACTGCTCATCGAGCACCAGCAGGCTGCTGTCGGTGCCGATGGTGGCGGGTAGGTTGGTCGTGCTCAGGCCCGTGGACAGCGTATTGCTAGCCACCTCGAACGTGCGCCAGATGTTCGCCGCCGTGGTGCCCGCGCCCAGCATCATCACCCGGCCCGCGACGATCTCGTAACGCGATCCCGCGACCGGCGTAAAACCGAACGCGGACAGGACCTGAATCGTGGGCGTCGTGCCCGCCGTGTTGCCGACGATGTACCGCTCGGCTGTCTTGCCCGAGCCGCCCGCGCCGTTGTCGATGATCCGTAGCTTGAAGCCGTACTCGCCCGAGCCGCCCCGGTTGGCGAGCATGTTCAGGCCCACGGCGGTCGGCAGCGCGGTCGTCAGAACCACGCTCGTCGTGGTAGCTCCTGCTGCGATGGTGCCCACCAGACCGAACGAGGGCGCAAAGGCCATCGCCACGCCTGCGCCGAACGTTCCCGCCAGCGCCGGGTTGAGCGTGAATGCTGACCCCTTGCTGACGATGTTGTAGCGGTTGAGGACCGTGTTGGTGACCAGTTGGTAGACGAACGGGTTGCGCGAAACGTCGCTGCGCAGGTCCGACGCCACGCACACCGCTGTTCCGTGCGCGTTGGGCAGCGGGGCGACCTGCGCCCACAACATGCGGTCAATGACTTTTTTGAACGTGTTGGCCATGAGCGGTCCTCAGGTGATGCGGGCGCGCACGCACTGCGCCCAGGCTGTCCGGTTGGTGTCGAGCACGGTCATCCGCGCGTTGTAGCCATCGTAGTTGTTGAGCGAGGTCACAGCGGTCACCGTTGCAACCGTCGTGACTGTCGTGACCGTCGTCACCGTGCCCGACTCCAGCACCGCCGTCACCCGCGCCCGTTGCAGCGACTTGTCGTAGCCCTGCGGCGCGTTGAGGTACTGGAGCAGCCGCGTCAGCAGTTGGTGCGCGGATTCGTCGTGGACCGGCAGCGGCACATCCTCGGTCATGCCCGAGATCACAACGTCGATCGGCGTCGCGCGCAGCTCGGCATCCGTCAAGCCACCCGTCACAACGTCGATCGGCGTCGGCGTCGTGATCGGCATCGGGTTCGCGGCCGACAGGTCAACCGCCACCCCGTCAGCACCGATGCCCAGCTTCACGCGCTGGTGCAGCACGCCGGCGATCTCGTCGGCCGCGACGACTGCGCCTGTGCCGGGGGTGTAGCCTACGTTGTCAGCCATCGCTTACTCCTCCGTCTCGATGCGGGCGATGCGGCCCTTCTCGCGCACCACGCGCTTGGGGCGGCTGATCGCCGCGATGGCCTTGTCGGTGTTGGCGCGGCTGGTGTCAGCGAACTGGCCCACGGCCTCGCTCATCTTGCCCACCGCGTCCCCGATCACGGCCACGCTCTGCCCGAGCCCGGCGACGGCCTCCTGCATGGCCTGGCTGGCCTGCACCATTGAGTCGTTGGCCTGGCGCTCGGCGCGTAGCTGCTCGATCTGGGTGTCGGTGCTCTCGACCTTGCGGCGGCGCATCTCGTTTTCCAGGCGCATGGCCTCAATCTCAAGCGCTGCCTTCTCGTCGGGCGGCGCAAGCGGCTGCATGACGCCTTCAGCGGCCTGCCCGATGCCTTCGAGCGTCTCGACGGTCTTGGCCCGGGTGAGATCCACCTCGGCCATCGTCTTGACCGCATC